TAGAGCTTCCGGAGGCCGGGCAGCCGCTTGAGCAGCACGGCGCTGGTGCGGCCCTCCTTGACGCCGATCTCGGCGCCCACCGCGTGGGGCCGATCTCGCAGCAGTTCCGCCAACACGCCCCAGCGTCTCCTGGGTTTGGTCGGTTTCATCCGAATGGGCTCCTCCATCGCTTGGCGCCATAGTGATGAATGAGGCCGGGGCCTTCGCCCTTCCAGCCGAAGCTGTGCTCCCGCCGCGTCCAGGAGGCCACGCCCAGGCCGGCCTCGACGACGGCGAGCGTCAGGGCGTACTGGTCGAGCATCCACCAGGCCGGCTTGCGGGGCTGGCGCTGGGGGTCCTCGAGGCCGGCCTCGCGGATCGCTCGCATCCAGCGCGGCCATGCCTCGGCCAGCGCCGCAGCGACCCGCCCGCGGCACAGGAACGCGCCGGCGTTGAACCCCGGCCGCGCCGGCAGGCCGAAGTGCCCGCACAACGCTGCCCACTGCCGCGCGCGAACCCAGCCATCCGACCAGGCGGAGCCGACGCGGGCATTGAACTCCGCAGCGCCGGCCATCAGGGGCGCGAGCGGCCCGGTCGCTTCGGTGTCCGCGTCCAGGAAGAGCACCCACGGGGCCGGGGCCGCCGGTTCCCGTGGAAGCGCGGCGGGCTTGATGCCGTAGGCGTAATCGGCCGCCTCGACCTCGACGATGCGCACGCGAACGTCGGGATTGTGGCGGGCGACGGTGTACGCGCTGGCCGCCGCCATGCGCCGGTACCTCCCATCCGGCGTGACCGCGTAGCAGACCGTGAGCTCGTCGCTCACGTGTCCCTCCTCACAACCTCCGTGGACAGAAAGACGAACAACGGCCGTCAACAGGGATGGACAGGATGCACAGGATGACGACGCGACGACGAGGAGATGGGGGGGACAATGGCGTCTTGGAGCCACGCATCCCGCCGTTCGCCGTTGGCCGTGATCCTCGACGTCTTGCCCATCCTCCGTACGGTGGGCTGTGAAGTGCCGTCCTCTCGGTCGGTGTCGTTGTCGTTGTTGTCGTGATCCTGTCTATCCTGTACATCCCTGTTGGAGCCGTGTCGTTGTCGTCGTCACGTTGCGTAGCCCAAGGCCTGTAGCTTTGCGTGGATGCCCGTGCACTCGTCGCCGTCGTCGGTCTCGGACACCACCGCCCACGGCACCTCGTAGAGAGCCGGGTACTGCCAGTGGCACTCGTGCCCGAAGTTGCCGTCCACCTCGGGCTCGCACAGGCATTCGCCATGGTCAGCGGTGACGACGACGGTGCCGTCCATCTCCCGCGCCAGGAGGCGGGCCGCGTGCCAGACAAGGCGCAGGTTGCCTTCGTAGGCCCGGCGCAGAAGTCCGGCGTCGAGCGCGTGCCGCTTCACGAGTCGGTCGGGCCGATGGAGCCGATGGCAGGCCCGGCCGAAGTCGTGGCCGCTCCTGCCCCAGCGTGCCACGGCGAGCGGCGGCGAACCGATGTAGGGCGAGTGGGGCTGCAGGTAGTGCACCACGGCGCGCCGGCCGTCGAGCAGCCCCAAATGCCGGTAGCCGCTCACGATCCCGTTCACGCTGAGCGGGTGAACGGAGGGTATGTCCTGTTCGGTGAAGCGACCCCACTGCGACTCCCAGACGCTGACGAGTTCAAGCTCGAGGCCGAGCTTGCGGCACTCGCGGTCTACGACGGGGTTCGCCGTGAAGTAGAGGACCCCCATGTCGGCCAGAATCGGCCCGACTCGCGCGACCCACCGGGCAGTGCAGACGGCCGGCGAGCGCACGGCCTCCCCGCCCGGAACGCCCGCGTTGCTCGCGAGTGCACCGAAGCAGTCGGCGCGGCAGGCGTCCAGGACGATCAGCACGTCCCAGGAGCGACTGCACAACATGTCGAGCTGGAACTTCACAGGTCCTCCAGGTGCTAGGTGTTAGGGCTTCGTGTGTTTCGTTGCTCGTTGCTGGTTGTGGTCGTTGCCGTTGCTGGCCAGTGGCAACTGAGCACTGGCCACTGCCGTCAAGCGTGCCACCACCGGTAGAGCTTGCGCCCGACGATCCCGAGCAGGACCGCCACGGCCGTGAAGACCGCCACCCAACCGACAACGTCCCATCCGCTCAGTGCGATCATGACAGACCTCCTTCAGACAAAGGCATCTCAACAGGGATGCACAGGATAGACAGGATCACGACAACAACGACGCCAACGGCATGGACCGAGAGAACGGCAGCTCACAGGGACGCACGGCGTGGCCAGTCCGCCGTACGGCGGGGACGACCACAGCCCGCTCAACGATGGTAAGAAGCCGTAAAGCCGTGGCCGTTATCCTGAACATCCTGTTTATCCCTGTTTGAGGCAGTTGTTCGTCGTCTTGGCCCTGTTCTTCGTCAGAGGAAGAAGAGGGCCAGGACGATGGCCATTGCGCCGAGCCCCATGCCGATGAACCCGGCCAGCATGATGAGGGTCGCCCCGGCGACGCCGTGCCCGAACGCCACCAGGATCAGCCCGAGCACGGCGACCACACCGCCGCCCACGATGGCGGCGTTCTTGCGGTTACGTTCGATCTGTATCTCGGCATCCTCGGGCGAGGTGCCGTACATGCGTTTCTCGACGTTCTGCACGAGCGACTGAACGCCTTCGATGCTGCCGGCCAGCTCGGTCACCTGCGATTGCTGCTGCTTCTCGATGCGGGTGAGCGTGCGCTGCATGGATTCGAGCGTCTGCTGCACGTCGCCTGCCGCCTCGACCCGCGGCTCCATCGCCGACGCCGGGGTAGTCACGGCAACGCCGCGCGTCGACCCGCATCCGCACGCAACGGAGACCGCGAAGAGCACGAAGGACAGAAGGAGTATCTGCGCGTGGCTGAGAATCGAAACGTAATGTCTGGAACTCATGTCCTCTCCTTCAACCATTGCTTGATGAGCCTGACGGCGCGGTCGCGGCGGCGGTAGTGGCCCGGCTGGGCGGACGCGCTGGCGCCGCGCTGGGGCAGCTCCTTCCAGCGCTTGCCGAGCAGGGCGGGGATGCGGTGCCAATCCTTCCGCCCGCCGCTGATGCATAGGCTCAGGTACAGGTCGTCCTCGCGATGCGAGACGGCATCGAGGCCAGCGAGGGGCGGAATCTCCATCGGCACCCGCTCCAGCAACGCGCGGCGGAACAGCATGAACCGGCCCTTGATGACGTCGCACCGCGTGCCCGTCGTGGTCCCGTTGTGATGGCGGCCGTGGCGGTAGTCCTTGGCCTCGACCTCCGACCAGCCGAAGAACCCGACGATGCCGTCCGGACATTCCCGGCGGCAGGCGCCCACGGCGTCCTCCAGGACGCGCGTATCCGCAAAGACGAGGTCGTCGTCCATCGAGCAGACGTACTCCGTGTCGGCCAGGGCGGCGAGCGCCCAGCGCGGGAAGCAGCCCAGGTTCCGGCTCGACTCGACGTAGGCCTTGACGAGCGGGTGCTCTCGGACCGGCAACGGCTCGCCGTTGTTCCAAAGGCAGACCTGCGCGGGCACGGTCTGGGACGCAATGCTGTCGAGGACGGCGGCGATGTTCTGCGGTCGCTGCCAGTTCAGCACAACGACAGTGACGGACGGATTCACCACGGGAGACACGGAGGGCACGGAGGCGGCAACGGCAGGGCCAGAATCAACGGCCGACGGCTTGAGGTCGCTGGCAACTGGCGACTGAGAACTGGAAACTGCCGTGCTCTTCAGCCCGGCCCGCTCGCGCTTCAGCTCCGCGTCTTCGATCTGGGTGCGATCCGCGGCGGGGTTGGAGACCAACTGCCCACCGGAGGCGAGCAGCCGTTGAGCAACAACCGTGCACTCCTGTTGCATCTCGCCGCCCACGAGGATGAGGTCGAAAGGGCCGCCTTCGCTGGCGGCAGGGGGCTCGACGTACTGCGGGCCCAGGCGCGCTTTGACGAGGTCGACGCCGTGCGCCCGGCAGACGTCCCACCAGTTGTCGGCGCGGTGGCCCGGCATTTCGACCGCTACGATCTCGGCCTCGGGCAGCAAGCGCCGCGCGAGCATGGTCGCCTCGCCGGGCCGCCACTGGAGGACCCTGGCCTTCGCCGTACGGCGAACGATGGCCTCACAGACCTCACGCACCTCCTTGAGCCAGGCATGCTCGGGATGGGGCTCGGTGACCGGGGCCCGCTTGCCGCACAGGTGGGTAAACACGTCCTCGACCGGCCGCGTCCAGTGCGCCCGCGTGCCCCGCCGGTCTGCTTCCCGGAACGCCTCTTCGGAGAGCGCGGCCACAGTCCTCTCGCCCAGCCGCCTGACGCACCACGCCTTGAACCGTTTCTCCCACGCCTCGCGCCCGAACAGGAGCGCAGTGCAGCGGGTGGCGTTCTTCCAAAGCTCGGTGCCCGCGTCGCGGACGGGGTTCGTGCCGCGGTACAGGTGACGGAAAACCACGTCCCGCCCGAACAGCACCGGGATGCCGAGCAGGAAGGCTTTGACGGCAAGGGCCTGTTCGCTGAAGCCCCAGCGCCCGGCGGTGTCGTCCCAGAGCGTGCCCGTCGCGCCTTCCAACCGCTCGACCGTGGCGCGGCTCATCACATACCCGGCGCCCATCGGGGCAGGGGAACGCGTCCATTCCTCCGCCGGCGCCTTGCCGACGTAGAGCCACTTGGGCTGAAGCCCGTCCTTGCGGTTGTAGAACAGGTCGCAGCAGAACAGGCGGCTGCCCTTCTGGTGCTCCAGTCCGTTGCTTCCCGCGCAGACGAAGCACTCGCTCTGCAGCGCACGGCGGGCGAGCACCTCCAGCCCTCCCCGCGGGAAGCGCATGTGGGCGTCGTGGAAGCTGACGACGTCGCCGCCCGTGCGCCGTACCGCGGACCACCCATCGTTCCGCGAACGTCCCACCCCCTGCGGCTCCTTATGGCGCAGCAGCCGAACCGACCGGCCCGGGGCGGCAGGATCGCAACTGCCGTCGCGCGAGCCGTCGTCCACAAGGACGATCTCCAGGTCGGCCTCGTCGACTGATTCGGCCAGCGACTCGATGGTCCTGGCCACCTCCTGGCCCTCGTTGAAGGCCGTGATGACGGCGCTGATACGCAGGCGCTCGACGCGCACGGGGCAGTTCGGCCCGCACTCGGTGCCCGACACGACGCGCACCACGTCAGCGAAACGCCGGCACTCGAACTTGCGCGTGCAGCATCGGGCGCGCCGCGCGAAGACGCAGTGCGGCTCGTGTTCCGACGGCCAGTGGGCACGGCTCGCCGTGCCCCTACGATCCGGTGCGGGGGCGTGGGCATCCGCCGTACGGCGGATGCCCCTACGGGCGGCTGCGCGGATTCTGTCACGGAGCGTCAAGGTGCAGTCCCTCCTCGACGGCGACCTCCTGGGCCACCACGTGGTCGACGGAGCCGGCGGCCACGGCATCGACCAGAAAGCTCTCCTTGTCCGCTTCGGCGGCGATGTAAGGCATGGCCGCCCGGAGGATCGGCTTGTAGAACTGGCGGTTGCCCTCCAGGGCCGCCTCCTCTTGCTCCATGCGTTCGGCCTCCAGGTCGACGGGCACCAGGCCCAGCCAGTAGCCGGCGGGGCAGTTCGCGTCCGGCCCTTCCAGGAACTCGTCGCTCAATTCAACATCGCCGCCGCCGCAGTCGCAGTGCGGCCACTGCCAGACATCGGCGTGGCGGGTGCTGCGGTGCGGGCACTGGTGGCAGCGCCGGATCCGGGCCATCTTGACTCCATCCATCAGTCGCCTCCCCTTCGCTCACTGCAGGGCGCCGCCGGGCCGAAGCTCCCGTGCGGTCTTTCATGCCTGCTGTGTGGTTGTGCTCGTGCTGGTGGCGCCGCCTCCCGGGGGAGCGCCTCCCCCGTCCGTCGTGGGGCAGTACGATATCTGGCAGCTTGCGTCCGTCGTCTCCGTGCAGACGCAGCCCTCCCCGGTGCACCAACCGTCGTCGTCATTGCAGTACCAGGAGTCGTACGTGCCGCTCGGATCGCACTCGGGGTCGGGCCAGGGCGGCAAGGCGAAGATGATGCGGCAGTGCCGCCAGCCGCCGAGCGGAATCGGGCATGTGCACTGTGCCCAGACGACCCAGTGGTGGAAGTCGCCGCCGGAGCGCGAGTCCCACAGGATGATGGCGTAGCGTTCGCCGTTGGCGCCCCGCCACCTTCTGGCCCACGTGCAGTCATGCTCCCAGTAGATCTCGCGCTGGCCGTTCAGAACGCTCATGTCCCCGACCGGATGCTCGGCCGCGGTGGTCGTGCCCGCGAGCCCGCAGCAGGCGCAGTTGAGCCCCTGGATGCCCCCGAGGTCGACGCACAGGATGTCCGGTATCGGTGGGTCGCAGGCGTTGCAACTGTTCTGCGTGCCGCCGCCCGGCGTCGTGGTGCTGACGAACGGCCGGCACTGGATGACCAGATGCCCCGCCGCGTTCTTCAGCAGGCGGCCGGAGGCCGCCGATTTCTTCAAGTGGGCCAAGTGCTCTGCTCTTCTCCGCAAAGTGAGGGCACGGCACGCCGTGCCCCTACCTCGATGTCTAGCACGGCTCGGGGGTGTCGATCGTCACGCGCGTCTCGGCGCTGACGGCGACGAGGCCGCCCGCCGCCTCATACGTGAAGTCCCGGTAGTAGGCGTACAGCTTCTGATCGCCGGAGTGGTCGTAGGCCATGCGCACCAATTGCGTCACGACCACGCACCCGTCGCCGGCGCTCCAGGTGTCAGTGAGGGCAGCTTCCGTCTCGACGGTGCTGCCGATCTCCACGCACGGGCCTTCGGTGGTGGTCGTCGGCGCGGGTGTGGTCGGCCCCTCCGTGGTGTGCTCCACGGCCGTGTCCTTGATCTGGCACGCGTACAGGTCCTCGCTGAGGGCCAGTTCCCGCTGGGCGAACAGGTTCAGCTCGAGCCGACGCTTCAGTTCGGAGTACTCCTCCAGCATCCAGAACGTATTGGCGACGGTGACGTCGGTGCGCGCCTGGTCGAAGTTGTGGAGCACTTCGACGGCGTTGACGCGCAGGGACTCCCACTGCATCGGGTCGGGCGCGGCCGGCGTCGTCGTTGTCGGGCCGGGCGCAGGGGTGGTGCTTCCGCCGGGGGAGGTGCCGGTCGCGGTCGGGCCGAGGTTGAGCACGTTATAGCGGTGCAGAAGGCCGAACGTGTCGAAGTCCAGGCCGTCGCACCGCAGGACGCCCTGCCGCCGCACGTCCATGTACAGGCGGAGCAGGCGCTCGGCGAGGAGCTCCATGGCGGTCTGGTCGTCCGCCGTGCCCGGCTGGGGCCAGCTCGTGGGATGACGGAACGCGGGGTCATAAACGGTTCGTGTCCGCTCGTAGCCGTAGCAGGAGTAGGCGTCCCCCGCCGGCCCCGACCGGACCGTGAAGGGCACCTTGGCCCAGTACCATCCCCACAGCCTCTGGCCGGGCCCGAGCGACGGGGCGCGCGTGAACGCAATCATGCGGCTGGCCAGCAGCCAGTAGACGGCCGATGCGTTGTAGAAGGTCTTCGGCCCGGCGTCCGTCCCGACGTATATGCGCGGCATGTGGCTCAGGCTGTGCGAACCGGCAGGCGGGGTGTAGTCGCACTCTTCGTCGATCAGCTTGGCCGTGACGGGCCGCTTGGGCTGGGCCAGGGCGCGATAGGCGGCGGCGAAGTCGCGCCACGGCTCGGCCACCAGCTCCAGCTCGCCCAGGTCGCCCTTGCCCGGGTTGCCGGTCCCCTCGATGTTGGCGGGCTGCTCCTCGACGGTGCGGTCCGTGCCCTGGATGACGATGGTGGAACAGACGCCGTCCAGGCTCCAGTCGAGCTCGTTGCCCAGCAGCACGTAGTCGGTGCCCTCTTCGTCCTGCCAGTGTCCCAGCTCGCCAGCCTGGAGGCCCTGGGCCGGCAGCGCGTCCAGGTCCACGACGACGAGCTCGCCGCTGGCCGGGTCCATGTACCAGCCCCAGAAGCCGCCGTTCAGCGCCAGCAGCAGGCTGATGGCGTCCGCCACGCTGGTGTTGTCCACGCTGAACTCGCCGATGACGCTGTCCAGGCTCAGGATCGTCGTGGGATCGTAGTCGGCAACGTCCGCGGCGGTCAGGTAGGGATCGGTGACGCAGCCGGCGTGGCCGTGGTGGCCGAGGATGTCCGACACCGCGCCGCCGTCCGTGGTGGTGCCGGCGTGGGCCACGGGCAGGCCGAGGGCGTGCTCCAGGATGTCGATGATGATCTCGCCGGCGGTCCACTTGCCGCCGTCCTTGCCGGGGGAATCTTCCCCGCCCCGCCCCTCCTTGCAGGTGTGGCCGCGCCGGTTCCAGATGTAGAAGCCTCGCCCGTTGATGCGGACGGGCTCGTTCTCCAGGCGGAAGCGCCTCCCGGACGCCACGTACGTGACGCCTTCCTCGCTGACGCCGCCCGGGCGGACCTCGGTGACGTTGCCGCGGAGAAGCACGCGCCCGGAGCCGTCCTGGATGCGCACGTCGTCCCACAGGCCGGCCGCGGCCCTGCCGTCGTGCCGGGCCGCATGGAACAGCTCCGCCTCCCATGCCCGCACGTAGGAGGAGCGGACGCTCCTGACCGCCAGCTCCCTGTTGCGCACGCCGTTGATGAACAACCTGATGTCCATGGCTTCTCCGGTCAGGTGTAGACGGTGACCTCCGAGGGACAGCCGGGGCAGGTCCCGCTGACTTTGGAGTAGGTCCCGCCCGGGCAGCTCGTCGCCGTGGCGCCCTTCTCGTACTGGCAGCTCGTGCCCGTCGGTTCGTGGTTCACCGTGAAGAACCACGCGGCGTCGGAGCACGTGATCTGAGGCGACACACACGGGCCCGCGGTCTGCTGGACGTCCCACGCACAGGAGGGTCCGAACCGGTGCCACTGCATGGTGCCGGTGCAGGTGGGCGGCCCGCCGCAGTAGCAGCCGTTGAAGTCGGCGCAGTAGTAGTCCAGGGCGCAGTTGTCCACGCAGTGCTGGTTGGCAGGGCACTCCGGAACTTCCGTCGTGGTTGAGGTCGGCCCTTCGGTTGTGGTCGTCGGCAGCACGGTGCTGGTGCTGGCTTCGAGCGTGGTGGATGAAGTGGGGCCGGGCGTCGTCGTCCCGCAGGGGCAGACGGGGCAGACCCAGCACTTGCCGCCCATGGAGTTACCGCACGTGTTAGAACTGTCGCAGGCGCCGTCGTCGCAGGCGTGCTCTTCGTAGGTGCCGGACGGGTCGCACGGGTCGTTGGGCCCGAGCCACTGCTTCCAGCAATCCAGCCTCTTGCGCAGCGTCATCAGCCAGCGGCCCTCGATCCCGTTCCAGCCCAGCACGATGTCGTAGCCGGGCACACCGGGCCAGATGTCGAACCCCAGCCACCGGCAGTAGTCCTCGCCCAGGGGCGCCCAGTCCACTGGCCACGAGCCATTGGCGGGCCCAAAGTCAACGGCGAGCCCCGAGAAGGCGACGCAGTAGGTGTACTGGTGGGGCGGATCGCAGTCGTTGCACGGTATGAGGACCGTGGTGGTGCTGACGGGGGCCAGCGTGGTAGTGGCCGGGGCCGTCGTGCTCGTCCTCGTCGTCGTGCTCGGCTGTGCCGTGGTCGTCGTGGATCGCTGTGTCGTGGTGGTTGCCCGGGCCGTCGTCGTAATCGGCAGCTCAGTGGTGCTCGTCGCCCCTTCCGTGGTCGTCCCCTGCTTCGTGGTCGTTGTCGCTTGCCCTGAGCTTGTCGAAGGGGCCGCGGTCGTCGTGCTCCGTGGTGTCGTCGTGGTTGCCTGGGCCGCCGTCGTCGTGGTCGGGAGTCCCGACGTCGTGGTCGCCCCGGGAGTCGTCGAGGAGGTCGGGTAGGCGCACGGCGGCACTTGCATCACGAACTCCGCTTCGAAATCGGTGTGCCGCCGGTCGGTGTGGGCCGGGCGGAGCGATTCGAGCACGACGCCACCGTACGTGTTGCCGTTGGCCTCGAGGGACACGGTGCGCGGGCCGATCTGGCGCGCCAGCGCCGCCAGGTAGGCGGCCAGGTTCTGCCCGTCGGTCAGGACCTGCGCCAGGACGACGAAACGGATGCGTGCCCCGCGCTTCGGCCCGCTCGCACGAGCCCCACGCGCCCGCGGGATCTCGCGCACCGGGTAGTCGCGCGTCATCTCGATCCGCATCTGGACCGGGTCCGTCCCGATCGCCACTCCCCCGGCGGAGTAATCCTGCTGGGTGGAAGTCCCCCCGTATTCGGGCGGAGTGCCTGGAACCGAGCCCCACTCCGGCTCGGCCGACTGCTCGGGGGCCACGAAGTCCAGGGCGATGTCGGCGAAGCGGAAGGCGCTGACCCGGCCGATGGCCGCGACGCACACGCTGTCGGCGATGGCCGCCGGGTTGCCCAGGTTGTCCTGGAACGCCAGCGTTCCGGGGCCGCTGCAGGCCAGTGCGTGGAACAGGTTGAAGATGTATCTCTCGGCATCGCCCAGGCTGGCGCGCACTCGCTGGGCGGTGACCCGGAGGGAAAGCACGCCGCCGCCCGAGTCCAGCACCGTGGCTGCGTGCGCGTGCGGTGCAAGCACGACGTTCCGCCGCCGCGCCGAGGGCGTCACGAACACGTGGGCGCCCAACTCGACGTGAATCCGTCCGTCATCGAAGTATCCCTGCCCCATCAGGTAGCTCCAGATTCCTCGGCGCAGTTGCTCGGCACGGTCCGCAAGCGCGGGCTAGCTCCTGGCCGTCGCCAGCCGTTTGAGCCGCCGCTTGACACGCTCCAGGTCTTCCTTCATCGACTCAATGCTCGCCATGTTGCGCTGGTGCAGCCGAACGCTCTCGTCGGCGAGGGCCGCAACCATGCTGCGAAGCAACTCGAGGGCGCGCTGTTCCTCGCGCAATTGCTCCGCCGTCTCCTCATAGGCCTCGCGCGCGCGTTCCAGTCCGGCTCCAAGGGATGCGCTGGTTTCGCTCATGGGCTCTCCGCTTCGGTCGTGGTCGCTGCCAGGTTGACCGTGTGGAGGATGTCGTCTCCCTCCTCATCGGTCCCGGCCTCCATCCGGAGGACGGCTCGCGCCAGCCGCCCGGGGGCGGCCTCCTCGACGCTCTCCTCCGCGTGAAGCACGGGCAGTGCGAGGTCCAGCGTGTGTCCCTCGGGGTGGGCGAAGGTCGCCTCGAAGCTGAAGGCCCCGCCGCTGCGCACCGCCGCGTTGAACGCATCGCCGTCGTCTAGCGTGCGCAGCTCCACGGAAACGGCCCGCTGCCCCGCCGCCAGGAAGCCGACGATCCCGCCGCGGTTCGGCCCCTGCGCAAGGTTGTTCCTCACGCGCAAGGTGAACTGCTCGACTCCCGTGACCTCGGCGTCTTCGACCTTCACGACGGCGCCGTCGAAGAGGAACGGCACCGGACTCAGGCCCGAGTAGTCGAAGTCGTCCTCCGCCAGAGCGGGGGCGGGCTCTTCGGCGGCGGCCTGCAACGTGAATCGGAACTCCGCGTCGCGGCCGAGCGCCGACGCGACGACGTCCAGCCCGTCCGCCTTCACGCCCAGGTAACGGCGCGGGTCGGCCGGCGTGTAGTAGTCCATGCAGTAGCCGGACAGCTCGCCGTCCTGACGGTCGAGCGCCACGTCGAGCAGAAGCGCGGCAACCTGCGGCCAGGGCAGCGTGACGAACCCGCCACGTACTGCCTGGAAGTGACTGAGCTGGACCGATCTGTTCCAACCGCCGTACAGCGTGCCGGGACGAAAGCGCGGGTTGGCTGCCTTCAGCCCGAAGCCGTCCCCGAGAATGGGAACGGCCTGCCAGGCCGGGTCTTCCGGGCAGACGCCCCACGTCTCCTCGACGCACAGCCGCAGATGGCGCCGTCGGCCGTAGTGCCAGTCTCCGCTCGGTCCGCTCACCTCTGCCTCCTACTCCTGCTCCTGTTCTTTGTCCTGCTCTTGCTCCTACTCATGCCCCTGCTCCTGCTCGGCGTTATTCGTTATTCGTTATTCGTAATCCGTGGTTCAGCGTTGCTGTGCACTGGCAACTGAGAACTGCCAACTGCCGTTACCGTCAGCCGCCGAACAGGCGGCCAAGCTTCTCCCTTCACACTTCACACTTCGCATTTCTCAGGTCCTGCGCCACAGCAGCTCCACGTCGATCGCCGCCGTCCAGATCAGGCGGGCCCCTTCCTCGCGCGGAACGGCCGACCAGACGATGCGCCGCACGCGCAGCCCCGTCATGCCGTCTGCCGCGAGCCCCAGGCAGCTCTCATTGCACGCCCGGACGCGGTCCAGCACGAGGGCGACGAGCTCCTCGCAGGGCTGCACGTCCTGGCCGGCCGTGGCCACCTCAACGCGCAGGACCTGCGGGACCTCCCTCTCCACGTTCGCCACGTGAAGCTCCGCGCCCTCGGCCGGCGCCACGCTGAGCGCGGGACAGAAGGCCGGCTCGACGTCGTGACGGCGCTTGAGCCCCGGCCCGAAGTCGAACCACGTCTTGACCCGCCCGTCTATCTCGGCGTCGGCCTGCAGCGCGGCGATCAGGCCGAGGCGGCCGTCTGTCAGGAAGTTGCTCATCGCGTCCTCGGAGAATCGTTAATGGGGAAGCGTCAATCGTTAATCGAGGAATGCCCGAAGATGAGAACCGCTTCTGGTGCGTGGCGAACCGCTGAGGATTGCGCGCACATGTCCCATTCCCGATTAACCATTAACCATTAACGGGTAACGCTTGACCGCCTTCGCCCTAGAGCGGCTCGTCCCGGCCGAAGATCCTGGGCTGGGTCTCGTAGTGCACCCGGGGCGCCGCCGCGCTCTCGTTGGGCGTCGGCTCGAAGCCCAGGGAGACGGCCCCGGCCACTACCTGTTGCAGCCAGGCGACGTCGTCCTCGTACTGGGCGCGCACGTCGTCCGTGACGCTGTCCCGGCCGAGCCGCAGGAAGTAGACGGCCAGGTTCACGGCCCGCGTCTTGAGCGCGTCGGGACACTCATCGTCCGGCTTGACGACGGGCACGCTGAACCGGACGGCCAGGTAGCTGTCGATCAGCGCCTCGGCGCTGCGGATCGCTTGCTCCACGACCGCTTCGTCCGCCTCGCCGTCGCCGTCGTAGTCGGCCAGCGCCGCCAGGTCTTCCTCGCCGATCCTGGTCTGAACGTCGTCGCTCGTGCAGTAGGCCATCTTCGGCTCCCACTGGTCCGGATAGTCAAAGCGGAGGCGGGGGATTGGGCCGCCCTTCGACGCGCTCAGGACGGCCCCCTTCATCCCGGCCCTTGGCCGTTATTCGCCCCCGTTGCTCGCCTGTACGAGCCACGGTGCCAGCAGCGCCACGGCGCAGCGGCGCCTGCCCTTGTAGGCGTAGCGCTCCCGGTAGAAGGCGTCCTCGTCGCCGGGATCGTCCTTCGCCGTGAACTCGGGCCCCTCGCGGTCCTGAAGGACCATCGGCTTGACGGGGTCGGTGTCCATGACGAACCACGCCTGGCTGTCGCCCAGCCGGCTGAGCACCAGCAGGTCGCACTTCTTGTAGAGGCGGTTGGACTCGCCACCTTCGACGTACTGGATCTCCAGGATGCCCTCGGCGGCGGCGCGGCTGGCCGGCCCGCAGACGAGCAGGTCAGCCTGGAGGCCGAGGCGCGCCCCGTCGGGGCCTGCGTGCGCCTCCAGCGCGGCCATGGCCGTCTCGAAGTTGTCGCTCGTCAGCGCGGCGTCACCCCGGTTGGACCAGGCGGCCCCGCCGACCCACTCGTGCTCGGCGCTGAATACGGTGGTGCCGTCGATCCACTCGTCGGTGAATCCGGCCAGCAACACCTCCGCGGCGAGCCGCAGCGGGTAGAGAGCGGCCCGGCGGCCGAGCTGCCGAACGCCCGGCCTGTAGACGCCGACGTTGTCGTCCGCAATGTCGTTGCGGTGCACCTGCACGATGCGGGCGAACGTCCTGTTCGGGACGCTCTGCACGAAGGCGCCGATGCTGGTGATCGTCACCTCGTCCAGCACCTCCTCCAGGTCGCCCAGCAGCGTGGCCACGGGATACGTCTCCGTGCCGCTCGTGCTCGGCACGACCTCCATCATGCGCAGTGTGCGCTCGTTCTCCGTCGTCTGGACGGCCTCGGCGAAAGTCGCCTTGAGACCGGTGAAGACGGCTTCAAGATTCCCCTGCGTGATCTGCATGCTTCAGACCTCCGTTACGGGTCGGATCGGCGCCCGTTGGGGCGCCCGAATGGGGTTACGCGGCCGTCGTGGTCGTGGTCGCCGGGCTCCAGCTCTTGCCGGCCAGCACGGCCGCGTCGATGGACACCCAGCAGTCGCCGGCGCCCTCGACCTTGTCGATGACGCCGACCGCGACGTCGTTGTCCACGTCGCCGGCGACGGCCACGGTCTGGTCGTCCTCGGCGTAGACCTGGGCGCTGAGGGCCGACTGGTCCAGCGCGGACGCGCAGTCGAGGCGGTACCGGCCCCGGCGCCTCACGACGACGTTCAGATCGCCGTCGGCGCCGTTGCGATTATCTGCCTGGGCGGTCGCGACGCCCTCGAAGATGAGGCCCGCCGTGTCGGCCGCCGGCACGGCGTAGCCGTCGGCGTTGCTGCACACCAGGGAGCCGGCGAAGATGCGCGTCTCCGCCGCCACGGGGATCGAAAGCAGGTCCCCGAGGCTGTACTCCGTGTTCCTGTCGGAAGTTAAGGCTGCCATTCATCCACCTCCTGAGTGGGTTGGTTCATGCCGGCTGCGCCGGCCTGGTTCTTCAGTCCGCGGCCGTCAGGAACGCCTCCGCCGAGAGCCCGAGCTGGAGGCAGACCGACTCCTCGGCCTCGTCCAGCCCGCGGCCCCCGGCCGCCCTTCGCGGCGCGGGCTGCGGCTGCATCAGCACGGGCATGGCGTTCAGAACGCGCCGCGTCGCTTCGAGATCGTTCCGGGCCTCCCTCAGGTAGAAGTCACGGTGCGCCGGCGGGACCTTGCCTGCCGCGACTGCGGCATCGACCAGTCCGCCCGCCTCCGCGTCGCGCTGCGACTGCCGGAGGCCGTCCACCGCGTTGAGTATCTCGACCTCGGGCGCGTTCGGTTCGAGCGCGAGCTTGGTGCGCAGGGCGTCGAGGCACGCGCTGGGCGCCCTGAGCCCGATCAGCACCGCCCGCACCTGCGTCTCGTCCGCGTCGGCCGGCACGCCCAGCTCGTTCGCGATGGCCGCGCTGACCGGCGGCGCCGGCCCCGCCACCAGGGCCTCCAGGGCATGCGCCACGCATTCGTCCTCGACGCTCGCGAGCCCGAACTCGGAGGCCACCTGCTCGGGCTCCTTTCCGAGCGCCTCGGCAAGACTGTCCAGCAGAGACATGCTCTCGCCTCCTTCTGAGACCACTGCTTGGGCCCCGCCGTCCGTAGCGGGGCTTCCGGCGCGGCCGTCGGCCGCGTTCAGACTCTCCAGTTCGGTCAGGAACGGCGTGTTGGTCAGGGCCACGCTGTGCAGCGTCATCGGCACCGGCTTGCCGGTGAGGCGGTTGGGCGCGTTGAAGCGCAGCAAGGGGCTGAGGAACCGGTACTGGCGGCGGGCGATGGCGGCCGCCGCCTCGGCGGTCCAGAGCACCCGGCCCCATAGCTCGGCGCCCTTGGCGCGCAGTTTCATCGCCGTGATCCAGCCGGCGGCGGGCGCGCGTCCGCCCGTTCGGGGCGCCAGGGCGCTGGCGTGGTGGTAGTCGACGACCAGGTCGGCGCCGTGCGCGGCGTAGTGCGCGTTGAAGTAGTCCAGCGCGCTGCGCAGGTGCTCGGGCGTGATGATTTCGGCCCGCGTGGGGTGCCCGAGCCAGGCGCCCGTGCGAGCGATCATCGCCCACTCCGGCACGCCGGCGCCCGCCCCGGCGGGCAGCGGCATCTCGATGGCCCGTGCGGCGATTCCCGTCGTGTTCTCCGCGCTCATGTCTCTCTATGCCTCCTTGACCTGGCTCAGGACCGGCTCCCCTTCGGCCGGCCGGGGGATGCCGAACTTGCGGTAGGCCCAGCGCGCCGGGATGGCGAGCCCGGCCTGGCTGAGCGTCTTCACCGTGGCGGCCAGTTCCCCCAGGTCCTCGGGCTTCTCCGCGTCGAAGTGCCAGCGGGGGACGGGCCGATCGGCGCCGAGGTTCAGGTGCACGATGGGGCGGAGGAGCTGGTTCGTCAGGGCGCCGGCGAGTGCCTGCGCGTCGGCCTCGATCAGGTCCCAGCGCACCTGGTTGTGCACGTGTCCCAGAGCGTAGGAGCCGCCCTGCTCGCCGCCCGTGGTCAGCAACTGGCCCAGGACGGCGAGGGTCATCTCCCGCCCGGCGCGGTCCAGGATGCGTTCGAAGATCTGCCCCTCCCCCGCCGACCGCGTGTCCAGCACCTCGATCCGGTTGCCCTCGCGCACGACGGCGGCGGCGTCCATGCCGAGCGCGCGGACGGCCTGCCAGAGCTCCCGCGCCTCCTCGGAATCCCAGGGGACCTGCTCGCGCAGCCAGCCGATGCGCGGCGGCGTGCCGTAGACCTCCGCGAACGCCATCCAGTCCTTCCACGCAAAATGCCGCACGATGAAGGCCCGCACGCAGGAGCGCAGCAGGCCGGTGCGCGCGCCGAAGCCGCTGCGCGCCTTGACCCGGTGGATGATGAAGTTGAGCGGGTTGAGTTGGACTCCCTGCCCGGCTTCATCGCGCAAGAGCAGCGTCTGGCCGTCCTCGGCGAGGGCGAACCAGCGCTGCGGCCGCCAGACGAGCCGGCGCGGACACCAGCGGCTCGCGCCCGTCTCCCAGTCGATCTCCTGGACGCTGAACCCCTTCGGGATGGCGTCGAGCAGGTCGAAGATCGCCTGGGGGAGGTCCGGGATGTCGGCGATGACGCTGCGGCAGAGCTCGGCCGCCTCCTCGGCGGCGGGGGAGTCGTCGGCGGGCTGGATTTCGAACCGCAGCCGCGCCGCGCCGGTCTTGCGCGTGCGCAGGTAGGCGTCCAGCTCCCCGTCCTTCTCCTCCATCCTTTCGAACAGCTCGGCCTGGGCCGCCAGGTCGCCGGACTCGGCGGCGAGCAGCATCCGCTTGATCGCCCGCGGCGTCAGCGTGTCGATGTCCACGTGGCCGACGACGGCGCGGGCACCGAAACCTGCGGCCGACGGCTCGGCCATCATCTGCTGGGCTGGTTTCTCGCTCATCTGATCCCTCGCATTCGTGCTCCTAGTCCTGCTCCCAGGGCGCGGTCCGCCGTACGGCGGATGCCCCTACTCCTGCTCGTGCTCCGAGGGCACGGCACGCCGTGCCCCTACCTTCTCTCGTGCTCCTGCTCCTACTCCTACTCGTCGTCTTCCGTTATCCGTTATTCGTTATTCGTTGCTCGTTGCTCGTTGTTCGTTGCTCGTCCTTGCCGTTGCTGGCCACTGATCACTGGCAACTGCCGTTGCTCGTTTCTCGTCGTCCTGGGCCTTCACACCTGGCTGAAATCGGTCCGTTTTCGGAGCGACACGTAGCTGCCTTCGGACGGCGGCGCCCCGAATGCCTGCGGCAGCAGCTCGTCGCATCCCGCCGCCGCGTCCGGGCCGTCCACGTAGCCGTCCGGATAGCTGAGGAACTGCTCCTGAAGCGTCTTAACACCGGGGCTCGGGTGCTGCGAGAAGCGCCACAGTCCGCTCTCGAACTGCGTGCAGAGCGTCTCGATCCGCAGGTCCTTCGGCCGGGTGTGGTTGACGTAGCGCACCGGCAACCGCACTCGCCGCTCGGCCTCCCACATGCCCAGCAGGGGTTTGATGAGCGCATACCCGCCGTTGGATTCGACGCCGATCACACGGGGGCGGAACCGCGCGTTGAACTCGAACAGCTTCCCGACCATCTCCGTCGCGGTGCCGCGCTCGATCCATGCTTCCAGCACGTAGCGCGCCCCCGTGGTCCGGTCGGCGCCGACGGCGACGAGCGCGCGCGGGCAGCCCCTTTCGCTGACGGCCGGGTCCAGGAACGCCACCACGTCGAGCTTGCGCACAGGGACCTCGCCGGGGCCGTACGTCCCCATCCATTTGGCCTGGAAGGGCTTGGTGGGGTCCTCGGGCGCCAGGG